ATTTTTTTTCAAAAATAACTATACTGCTTATGACTAAGTAAAGGGGTATTAAAAAAGAGGTTGTTCCTAAGTTACAACCTCCTCGTTTACACTACCACCCCATTTTGGATAAGTTAAGTGTACCACACCCTTGTCAAGTAGGTAAAGTCTTATTTCTTATCTAGTAACAGGGGTGATATCTATAATGTGGTTTTTACAATACTATGAGTAATTATTAGTCTGTGATATATATACTGATATGGGAAATAAGAAGGGTGCTATCTATAACAGAAGATTAACTGATAAGCAGAAAGCTCTTGAGGACTTAGCTATTAAGAAGGGTATTACTCGGACTGAAGCTGCTATGCAGGTGTATGATTGTAAGAATTATTCCAGTGCAGCTAATGTAGCTACGAGTAATCTGAGGAAGCCTCAGGTTCAGTTGTACCGTGAGAAGCATATATTGAAGGCTAAGAATAAGGTAGTGCAGCTGATTGATAGTGAGAATGAAGCTATTGCACTGAAAGCCAGTGACAGTGTACTTGATAGGACGCTTGGTAAACCTAGCCAGTCTATCCAGATGCAGAGTACGAATACGAACGTTAATATTGATATGAAGCCTAGTGCTGATTTAGCTAGAGCGTTCGTAGATTTTCTGAAGAATAAGAACTGATAATCTTGTGCTACAGTAGTGGTAATGAACGATGACCTTGTATTTGATGATAATGTAGTTGAACAGCTCAAGGCTTCTACTCCTATAGCATGGGCGTTGTTTAATGGGTTTGTCACTGAGAACCAGAAACCACTGGAGTTTGTTAAACACAAGTTCCTGATAGATATTATGGCTGATGTAGACCCTGATATTGTATGGATGAAGTCAGCTCAAGTAGGATTGTCTGTCGCTAGTATTCTCAAGACGTTCTGGGTGTGTAAACACATGGGTATGAATGTTATCTATGTGCTACCGACTAACAATGTTGTTAAGGATTTCGTGATACCTAAGGTGGACTCTCTGGTATCGTCTAACCCTGCGATAGCTTCTATTGTGTCTAATGATTCTGTGTCGCTGAAGAAGGTCGGTGACAGGTTCATTTATTATAGGGGTGCTTTTTCTGAGCGTGAGGCTATCTCTATTTCAGCCGATTTATTAGTTATTGATGAGCTTGATCGTTGTACGGATTTCCGAGTGTTGCAGACCTATGACTCTCGTCTCCAGGCATCTGACTGGGGCTGGCGCTGGAGATTCTCCAACCCGTCGATACCTGGGGCTGGGGTTCATGGTCTGTATGAGAACTCAACGCAGCATCACTGGTTTGTTAAGTGCCATCACTGTGGACACCGTTCATTTATGAATTACGACATTGACCCGTATTATGAGTCGCACTATGTCAATGAAGAGCAGAAAATCTATGCCTGTGGCAAGTGTCACAAGGATATAGGGCTTGACCGTGGTGATGGTGAGTGGGTGGCGAAGTATCGTGACCGCAACCGCAAGGGGTACTGGATATCTCAGCTCATGGCACCCTGGGTTGATGCTGACTATATCATTGAGAAGAAGTACGAAAACTCACCTGAGTTCTTCCATAACTTCGTGCTGGGGTTGCCCTACCAGTCTGCGGATATGATGCTCGACCGTCAGACCATTCTCAACGCCCAAGCACCTAGATTACTGGAATATACCGACATGGTGATGGGTACCGACGTTGGGTTGAAGAAACACTATGTCATTGGTAACAGTAATGGTGTCATGGCGTACGGTGATGCTATGGACTGGGAAACACTCGAAGCTATATTCCTGGCGAAGAACTGTCGTTACTGGGTGATTGATGCTAACCCTGACCAAACGATACCTCGCAAGCTTATTAAGAAGTATCCTGGCAAAGTGTTCATTAACTTCTATATTCAGGATAAGAAGAACATCGGTATGATACGGTGGCTTGATGGTGCCAACCGAGGTGTCGTTCACAGTGACCGTACTAAGATTATTGACCATATTGTGTCTGAGATACAGAACAAGGATATAAAGTTCCGTTGTGAAGATTTAGATGAGTTCATCTACCACGCTACTAATACCTACCGAGTGACTGAAACCAAGGATAACGGTATGTCTAAGTCAAGTTGGAAGGTCAAAGAAGGTAAGCCAGACCACTTATTTCATGCGCTTATTTACTGGCGTATTGCTCTGAGTAAAACTATGACTGGTTCTGGCATGGTTATAACGCCAAATGCGCCTTCCACCCCTAAGAAAGGTTTCATAACCAACCAATATACGAATAAAATGATGGGCTTTCATATAGACCTAGGTAAGATAGCCAAAGACAGTGACAAGGACAAGAAGAAAGGTTGGTTCTACAGATAATGGACGAGTATATATCTATCTATTTCAACAAAGAAAACCTACATCGTACTGTAGAGCACAGATGTGTGCGTTGTGGTGGGCTGATGTTCAAGGTAAATAAGCTGGTTGTGCTGATTTATAACTCTACAGGGCTGCCATTAACTGAATTACCTGACGGAACTACTATGATAGAGCACAAATGTGGACGTTGTAACACGTTTTACCGTGGGTTTTTCCAGTAGGCTATAATTAAAGTATGAATATTTTCGATAATGAAGTAGACTCGCCAAAAGGTTCTGGTCAAACTGACGTTGTACCTCTGTTGGATTTACAAATACCTGACAAAGACCTGATTGATAACCTCTCAAAATCTATCAAAACCGCTGATGACTACTGGAATGACCCGAAGTCGCACAATCTCAGAAAACGTCGTGAAGAAAACGAGGCAATGTACCTCGGTAAGCACTATGACCCGAAGAAACTCTATGACCACAACATCCCGTACCAGGAAAACCAACTTTTCGTAGGGGCGGAAACCATAATTGCTACCGTTACCAATCGTATTTCACGTGCTGAAGTTTATCCTGGCAACGATAACCCTGCAAGCCGCCAATTTGCCACGGATTTAGAAAAAACACTGTACGCCCACTCCGAGAAACACGAGCTTAACAGATTACTCGACCCAACCGTCCGTAATTTGATGCTCAAGCGTATCGGTATCATAAAACTAGAGTACGATAAGCGTACTGGTGACATAATCCCACGAGTTATAAAGCCAGAACGCCTGATTGTAGACAAATATGCCGGTATGGGGCAGAACCCACGCTTCATTGCTGAGCAGATTACCGAAACTCTCCAAGATGTAATATCCAAGTTTCCCAATAAGAAGGAAGAAATTAAGGCTGAGCTGAACTTCACTAATCTATCGCAGCAACGGCTGCAATCCGAAGTTACCTATTACGAAGTGTGGTTCACCTATTATGAGGATGACAAGCCGTGGGAAGGTGTAGCTCGTTACTTCGGTAAAACGATGCTGGAGAAATCCAAGACACCGAACTGGAACTATCAAGAAGAACCAGAAGCTCGCAGTAACTTCTTTGATTTCCCTCTCAAGCCGTATATCCCAATAAACTTCATCAATAATGGTGAACACTGGATTGATTACACGACACCGTTTGAACAGGCTATCGAGTCCCAAGTTATGCTGAACCGTCGTGGTCGCCAAATCATGGAAAATGCCGACAAGGCTAATCCAACTAAGGTATTCGCCTCTGAAGCACTTTCAAGTGAAGATGCTGAAAACCTGACGGGTGACCCCAACCAGTCGATTATAGTCAATGGTGAAAGTGTGTCTAATGCTTACGGTGTTATCCCAGCACAACAGCTACCACCATTCGTTATTGCTGACAAACAAGACCAACGTCAATTAGTTCACACCATTCTCGGTACGCCACCGCAGTTACAGGGTAGTAGTGCCAATGGTAACAATACCCTCGGTCAAGATATCATGGCACGTGACCAAGCTATGGGTCGTCAAGATGCCATAGTCCGAGCAATCGACTCATTCATGCACAAGTATTACCGATACTTGGTACAGATGATGAAGGTCTACTACACAGAGGCAAAACAATACACTGCTGTAGACGAAGATGGTACGTTCATGGTCGTTTCCATGAAAGCTGACGATATAGAAGATGGCATTGATGTACGTGTCACCGCTGGTTCGACACTCCCAGCTAACAAAGAACGTATGGAAGCAGTCGCACTCAATCTAGCCAAGCTTGGATTGATTGACCCAGTCAGCCTATACGAAGCACTGCGCCTACCTAACCCACGCCAGATGTACGAACGGCTTGTTAAGTACAAGGCTGACCCAACGCTACTCGCAGCAGATGTCAAGAAAGATGAGTCTGATCGTGACGCATGGGTAGATTACAAGATAATAATGGGCGGTGGTGAAAGCGAACCTCGTGAAGATGTATCGCCAGAGCATATTAAGACACACCAACACCAGATGATTTCAGACGAGTTTATGCACGCTAATCCTGATAGGCAGCAAGCATTGCTTGCTCATATTCAGGCTGAAAACGATATGATTGCACGTCGAGCTGAACTCGAACAAATGGCTCTACCGCCACCTCCACCGCCACCAGCACCACCAGCTACACTAGCTGAAGGACAGCCAGAAGGGCAAGGACAGCCAGGCGCACCACAGACTGCAACACCTCCAGGAATACCCCCTCAACCAAATCCCACCAGATTAGAAGGCATGAATTCAAACTTCACGCAAAGCCCTAACTTGCAAAATCCCGCAGAACTTCCTACAATCTAGGTATTAACAGCCTAAAGGAGAAAGCCCAATGGATTTAGAGGCACAAGCGATGGCAGCATATGATGCTACAGACGCAAACAATACTGGTACTAGTGAAAACTTGGAACCAGATACTCCAGACACTGTAGCCACCGACGAAAATCTGGAAGCAGAAATAGATAAAGCACCTGATACTAATGATGAAACTGCCGATGACGGTAAAGACACCAGTAATGATGGTGTTGATACCACTAAAAATGAGGACTCTACCGATGAGAAAACTTCAGTTGATGATAAAAATGACGATACTGACGATACTATTGATACCCCTGATACTGAGGGACAACGCCCAATCTTCGACCCAGAAAGCACTCTTGAAACGTTTGTTTATGAAGGGTTAGAAGGAATAACCGTAGTCGGTAAAGATGGCCTTGGGTATACGGTCAAGGTGCCAGAAGAACTACCTGATGATTTTGAGTTTCGTAGCACGAAGGAAGAAAAGCTATTTGACCAGGCTATGTTCAGACAGCAATCCGCAGCCGAGCAGCTTGTCGATAGCTACAACCAGCAACAGCAAGTCGCTGAACAGCAGTCGTATAACAAGTCGATGCGTTCAGAGATTGATGATGCTATCGCAGCTGGTAGGATAGATAAGTTCGACGGTAGAAAACTCAATATGGATGGCAAGGGTGAAAAACGAGCGCAGCAAGTCCTTGACTACATGACTGAGTTGAACTCTAACTACGTTAAGGCTGGTAAGAACTACAGAGTTAATAGTTTCGAGCAGGCACTTGACCTATTGGAAGCTAAAGAAGCTAGGGATAAATTGGCTGAATACCAGAAATCTATAGATAATGGTAAGAAGTCTACCGCTAGTATGACCCCTAGTGCTGGACAGAGTGGTGGCGGTGAAGGCTCGAAGCCAAAGACCATGCCTAGGAACATGAGTGCCAGTGATTTTGTAAATATGCTTGACTCTCAAGGTGAGATTTAGTTGACAGTTTTACAATAGTTGCTACTATTTAATTAAGAGACCGTAGAGTCAGTGACTACTTACCATAGTTGCAGAAGGAACGGTTTCTTTTTTATTAACAATAAATGGAAGGATGAAACATGATTTTTTCTAATCGTGTGACAGATATCACCTACCAGCAAATCCTACCGAGCCTCGTTGACCAAGTCAACAACTCGAACGTTTTTACTGCTAGAGTGTTAAACGCTCCAAAACAGTGGTCTGGCGTTCGCTTGGACAAACCAATGCAAATCGCTAACAGCACCACTGGTGGTTCGTTCGACGGTATGGACACGTTCTCTACCGCCACCACTAACAACACACGTACTGGTTCATGGTACGTTAAGGGCTTTGAGCAGTCAGTTGTTGTCCCTGGCATCGAACGTGATGTTAATGGCAACAGTGAGAAGCAAGTTCTCAGCCTGTTAGCCGCCAAATTAGACGAAGCTCGCAACAGTGCAGCTAACGCTATTGGTGACTTGTTCTACGGGGTAGGACTAAACAAAGACTTTGAAGGTCTTGGTGTTATCGTCGATAACGGTGCAGCTACCTCCAGTTATGCTGGTCTTACTCGCACAGCCAACACATTCATAAACGGTGATGTTACTGCTTCTGGCGGTGCGTTAACGCTTGACCTGGTAAGCCAAGAGTTTGACAATGTATCTGCTGCGTCAAGTGACAGTGAAAGCCCTGATATGGCTATCACCACCAAAACTGTTTGGACACTATTCGAGAGTCTGCTTGCGCCGACTATGAATGGTTTCTACACGACTACCCAAATCAATGGGTACAACAAAGTGAGTGGTGGAACTCCAAGTGGTACTTCAGTACCAGCAACCGAGCTAAAGGGTGCTGCTGGCTTTAACGCTATCAGCTACCGTGGTCGCCCAGTTGTGGCTGACGACAAGTGTACGACTCAGACCTTCTTCTGGTTGAATGAAACGTACCTTAGCTTCTACGCTCTAAAGAGCCTCGAAGGAAACGTCAAGTCAATCGAAAGCACCAACAAGGTTACGGAAGGTTTCTACAAAGACGTTCCTATGCCTAGCGCTTTCCAGTTCCGTGAGATGATGGACCCAGTCAACCAGTACGGTCAAATTGGCTTCTTGCTGTTGATGGGGAACCTCGTCCACACCGCTCCTCGTCGTAATGGTAAATTAACTGGCATCACAACCGCCTAAAGGAGACCACTATGAATATTGGAGTACGAACATTAGTTGACCAGGATTTGCGCGATGTTAGCGCAACCAAAACACAAACTCTCGGTTCTGTCGGTGTTACAGCTGACGGACGAGTGTTTCGCTATGCGCAAGCTGGTGCCGTAGCAATTTCCCCAGGTACACTACTCGTCAATGCTGACCTCGATGCTAACGTAACGAATAAAACCGTTGCTGCTAGTGTTGCTGTCGGTAGTCAGACTGTAACTGTCAATGCTGCCGGTGCGGTCGTACAAGATGCCTATGCTGATGGGTTCCTAGTTGCAAATGATGCAGCTGGTGAAGGTATTGCTTACCGAATTGTTGGGAACACTGGCGTTTCAGGCGCAGGTGTTGTCACCGTCAAGTTAGCTGAACCAGTACGTGTTGCTATGACTGTTTCAGTGAGTGAAGTAACTCTCAAGCCCAATACATACGCTGGAGTACTTATTTCTATCACTGACCAGGCTGACCAAGCTGTTGGTGTGTCTAACGTAACTATCCCTGCTACTTATTACGGCTGGATTCAGACCCGTGGTGAGTGTGCAGTTCTAGCTGACGAAGCCGTTACGAAGGGTCTTGCCCTTACGACCGGAACCGGCACGGCTGGTGCTGTCGAAGCTCTTGACGCTGCTGGCGAACAGCAAATCGGTGTTGCAAGTGAAGCACTTGTTGACACGGAGATGCGTGCTGTTTTCCTACAGATGGACTAATCCATCAAAACTGGGGGTAGGTAAAACTACCCCCTCTATAAACTCTGTAAGCCTACGGGCATTAAAAGGAGAGCCAAATCATGGCACGAAATATTGAAGCCTATGTTCCTGTAGTACGACTACATGGGCTAAACACGAACAAAGCTGTTACTTTTGGCAGTACGCTTAGTGTTGCTGGTGAAACCACCCTTACTGGTGCGGTGACGGTTACTGGCGCAGTCGCAGCCCCACGCCCAGTAGAGAACGTAACTGCTAATAAGGCCGTTACTGCTGCTGCTAGCGGTACGATGTTTGTAAACACTAAAGGTTCTGCAACGACAACGTTCACGTTGCCTGCTGCTGCCGCTGGTCTTACTTACACGTTCGTTGAAGGTAACGCTGCTGGAGAAATCCTCATCACACCTGCCGCTGGCGATGCGATTGTTGGTAAAATCCATGCTGCACAAGACGGTACGGCACTCGCTCCTGCCGCTGGCACTGGTATCAAGAACACCGCCGCTACAAACGTAGCTGGTGATACGATTACTCTTGTCGCACTTGACACAACCACATGGTACGCAGTCGCACAGACTGGTCTTTGGGCTTCTCAGTAACATACTGATTAGCGTGTCATATAGAAAGACCCTTTCGAGGGTCTTTTTTTTATTGCTATAATTAGAACATGAGTAATGCAAACCGAGATGCTAACAGAGTAACAAGTTTACTCGCACAAGATTATAGTAACGCAGCTAATGAAGTTGCTGTTACTGCCGACCCCGCAACAGGTAGAATGCTGACACAGACGACAGGAGTGCTTACCGATGACGAACTACGCGCAGCGCCAGTGCCAACTACTGACTCCACAGCCCAAGCCCTATTGCAGCAAATAGAGTCCAACTCAGAGCTACTGGCTCAACTAGCGGTAGTAGTGAAAAACCAGCAACAAGCGACCGTAGACCCTCCGTATTTAGATAAGTCTGTCAACGCTATTAGAAATCAGGTGCAGTCAGGGACTATCACAACTGTAACTACCGTCACAACCTGTGCCACTGTCACCAACATGTCGCAGGTAGACTCATATCAAGGCAAACTACTCATGATCGGACAGGATATATCCGCGTGGGCTAACGTCGTAAGAGGGAGAATAACCTAAAATGGCAAACGCATTCAAAAATGTAATAGACCGTCAAAAATGGGTGCAAGTTGCCCCATCAACAAACGCTCATGCGGCAGGCATGGGTATGGCATCAGACTTACGCAACGACCTCACCAGAAATCCATTTGTGTATCAGCTCACCTCTGCAACCGTATTAAACAGGTTCAACATCGTACAAAAAGGCTGGGAGTTTGTCGTATCGCCTGCTCTGGCTGGTACGTTTGGCGCTGGTGCTGGTTGTGTGTTTGCCCCATCATTAGGGCTTGCGGGTACTATCACGACAGGCGCAACCACTACATCTATACCGACGTCTACCGTTATCACCTCTGTCGGCGCGAACATGCTCGCCAATCGTGGCGGCGGGTCGTACGGGTACAAAATTAGAATCATTGGGTATGGTTCTGGTAAAACAGAAGAACGCTGGATAATCGGGAACACGTCAGGCACAACACCTACATTTACGCTTGATTCTGCACTATCCTTTACGCCAGCAAACAACGACCGCTACGAGATACTGGCGGGTAGAGTGTTTGCTTTGTCTGCTGGCACGACCGCAGCTAATGTATGGAAATCCTTTGAGGTCGCAACTAATACGGTATCTGGCAGCCTCTCCACTACAAACTTACCAGCAACAATCGGTACGGACTTTTCAGCCATTGCCCTAGACGAACAATATGTACCCTACGACAAGAAGCCGGGCGAGGGCTTTGTAACCGATGCTACCGTGACATACAACGGTGGGTTATTGGCTGCCCTAGACTGTACTGCGGTAGGCGCATCATCTATCACCGGACAAGCAGCCGGTGGCGATGCATCTGTTTTAGCGAACGAGTACAGGAACTTCCAAATTAGAATAGTCGAAGATACCGTGACCCCAACGGCTGTCGGGCAACGCCGAATCATAGCATCGCACACCGCAGGCGCATCACCCGTCTACACCCTTGGAACGGCATGGAGCGTCAATCCATCCACAAGTGCTAAATACGTTATAGAATACCCCAACCTCATACTATTATGGTCATCTGCTACCGCCGTAACCTACACCTATAACTATTCGGGGGCAACAATAAACAACGGCACGAACTCCATAAACGATAATGCGTGGCACGTTACCTACTTTGGCAACCGCGGCGGAAACATGGGTGCAGGGTGTTCAACTTTCGCAGCTTTCGGCATAGAGCCAGATACCGCTAAAAATGCTCGTCACTCGCATGTGTTCTCGTTCAGAGGTGGTAACACCTCTACCCTTGACTTATTGGACATAGCAGGTGGCACGACTGGCGCATGGAGTAACGCGATTGTCTATGACGGCGCAAGGAACCTAACAACTGGCTCATGTGGCAAGTATGCCCCCGCAGACCAAGAGGGCAGATTTGGCTATCTCAATATCTATGTCGCCTCAGCCGTAAACCAAATACACCGATTCGATGTAAAAAACCGTGTACTCACCGCGCAGACACCAACGGACTGGATACAATCTGGTACGGCAGCTACGGGCGACAGAATAGCCACTTATGCAGCCATAGATGGTTCAGACAAATACACCGTTGTACTACTCATGGCGCACCTATCGACAATCTCGCAAGAGCTGATTGTGCAGACCTAGCCTAGTCATGCTACACTAAAAATATCAATTAAAAGGAGTCATTAAGTCCTATGGAGACTGACAAAACATTACAAGAGGTAACAAGTGAGTTTTTTAAGCCGAATGACTTTGTTCGGGTTATAAACATAGATAATGAACCATTCGAGTGGAATTATTGTGCTGATGAGGAAATATTCCAAGACCAAATCTACCGTAGAGTGTTGAAACGAAAGATTGACACCTATCGTCTGGAACCAGGTGAAAGCCAAGTTTTAGAAGGTGGCTGTGCTCGTATCATGGTTGAGTCACTCTTTAAGAAGGTGGCACCTAAGCGAGAAAGCCTGAAACATCGTGCGCTTGGTGTTAATGCTATCCAACGTCAGTACCTTTCAGAAATAGTAGTTGGTATTGAAAACCCATTTGCAAAACCAGTTAATGATGTAACGGCAGAGCCACATGAAATCAACCAGCAAGACGTAGAAGCTGTTGAGCAGG